AGCAATTACAGTAGCAGATGAATCATCAGACACTACTTGCTTCCCTTTATTTGTAACAGCAGCGACTGGAGACTTAGGGCCTAAAACTGGAAGCAATTTAGCTTTTAATTCATCTAGTGGTTTATTAACAGCTACAGGATTCAGTGGGCCACTTACAGGTAATGTTACTGGTAATGTGTCAGGTAGCTCAGGTTCTTGTACTGGTAATTCGGCTACAGCAACGACTTCTACAAATGTTACTGTCGCAGATGAAAGTAGCGATACAACTTGTTTTCCTTTATTTGTTACAGCAGCTACTGGTGATTTAGCACCCAAGTCTGCTAGCGGATTAACTTTTAATTCCAATACAGATGTACTGTCAGGTACTTTTGCAGGAAACATTACAGGAAATGTAACTGGTAATACTTCAGGAAGTTCAGGCAGTTGTACTGGAAATGCAGCAACTGCAACAGCATTAGAAACTGCACGAAGTATAGGCGGTGTATCTTTTGATGGTACAGGTAATATTGATTTACCAGGTGTTAATGCAGCAGGTAATCAAAACACCAGTGGCACAGCAGCAGGATTATCGGCTACACTTGCTGTAGGTAGCGGCGGTACAGGTGCAACAAGTTTAACAGCTAACGGAGTTTTAATAGGTAATGGCACATCCGCAGTTACCGCAGTTAATATGTCTACTAAAGGAC